ATGTTGGATATAATAAATAAAGTCCTTCAAACAGTGTTCTTTATCACTTCGATTGCTTGGGTTGGCAAACAGTGGAAAGACACTTATAAGAAGGACAAGGATAATGAATAAGGGACAGGGGCGAAAGCCCCACCCTTACCATTACAAATTATTATATATCCAACACACTAGTTATGCAAAAAAACAACATTTTCTTTTTAATATTACTCACAGCTGCAGCGTTCATTGCTTACAACATTTATGGTGGAGTATGGCTGAATATCCTAAGTGCTGGTTTAGCCATTGCCACTCTGATTGTAGCATTCTCAGACCTGTTCAAAAGAAAGGGTAAGTAACTATGTACACATTTGATAACAAGGAACAATTAATTGAGTTCATCCAGAAAAACGTGTTGACATCCTCGGAAACCGTAGAGTTTCTGGGGATTACACGTGGCAGACTTAGCCAGTTGATTAAAAATGAAAAGATTGTACCAATTAAACGTTCAGGGAAAGATAGTTTGTTTTTTAGCGAAGATCTGGAAGAACGAAAAACTGTACAAGAGGAATTAACGAAGAAGTATCGCCCATATGACGAAAAAGATGGAGGAAAGTAACGTGAGCTTTAAATCGTTTCTTTACACTGTATTGAAGTTATCTAATGATGTGAAGGCATTGAATAAAGGGCCTGAAGCAACAGGCAAGCGGATTGGTCGTCGTATCTATGGTAAGGCTACTGGAAAGCTCGCTAGAAAGCTGTTCAAATAACAACATTACCTCTTTTCCCTCCCCCTTGTTGGAGGGTTATTTTTTTACCGATCAATCACACCTTTTTATATTTGAGTGCGATTATATAGGTAAAAGGAGGAGATAATATGGCAAGACCTATCAGAATTGAATTGTATGGTGAATTTGTAAAAGCGAGAATGGATGTTGAAGTGGACACCTTAAAGAGTTTTGTTTTTAGCGAAGACGACAATGATGATGTAAAACTACCAAAGCTTACACCAGAGCATCCATCCTTTAGCAAGTCACGCAAGATGAAATTGATTCTTTTGAGTATATCTACAAAAAGGATATGAAAGCTGTCCATAGGAAATAAAAAAACCCCTCCCGTTAAGGAGGGGTTGGTCTTAATTATGAACCAAGTTTTTTCTTTCCTTTACCTCAAAGAAAAATCTTCTTTTTATCATATCGTTAATTACACTGTTCGTATCAACGAACTTTAAATTTCTTTTAATTTGATCAAAGCTATATTCTTCCAACAGTTCGATTAATGCTGAATTCACGAAAGATGATGTTACCGTATCAACTTTGTCAAAAGAAAGTTCCACATTTTCCCCTCTTCTAAGTTGCTCTGAAAGTTTGTTAAGAATTACAGTACCATCCTCATTGGAGTAACAGCGTTCTACATGATCTAAAATTTTTAGAAATCCCATTCGAACTCCTCCTCTTCTACTTCTTCGCGAACAAACTTGTTTGTGTCCAGTGTTATTTCCATGAATGTACCTGGATACTTATTCGCACTTAGTACAGAGTTTACCTCTAATTCACCAGAAGTATTCCTCGATATATTTAATATACCATAAAATGATCTAATTTCTATCCTGCCACCGTTATTTAATACAACGTTATGTACCAATGTACGAAGCCCTGCGCCCCTGTTTCGCGGAGTTGACTTTGAAGAGACACCTTCAACGATTGCATGGACTAATGCTTCAGAATCGTTTAGTGAAGGATGTACCCTCCTGATTGTTTCGGGAATTCCAACACCGAAATCTGAAACAGAAATGACAATCTCATCCGGTACCCTGTTGGGGTACCGCTGTGCAAATATACAGCCGCATTTCTCATTCGCATGGTCACGAATATTATTAAATATTTCACCAAAGCTTGTTTTCATATCAACTATAGATTTAACATTAACAGATAACATATCCGATAGGTAAGGCAAAAGTGTATTATCCAAATAAGAAAAGCTTTCATCATAATTAATAACATTCAATGGAGAAGTAGTCGGTCTTATGGCAGCATTCTTGCTAAATGTTTCATTTAGATAATGTTTGAAAAACATAGAGTCGTCTAAAAACCTTAAAGCTTGACTCATTTCTTTTGGACCTGTAAGAGTAACTTTAACACCCCTTATCATTAGCCACTCAAAGAGATTACTCAATATTGTTACTCCAGCAGGCTCTATAAAGGATAATCTGTTAAAGTCAAAACTAATATCTTTGGATTTTGGCATCATATCACTATCAATCACTTTGTTAATTAGAATATGCATAGTAGTTTTTTTGAATTTTTCAGGTATGTATACTTTTAACACGTTTTACACTCCTTAATTAAACTATGAATATATTACCATATAAAATACATTATAGGGATACTTCTATGTATATTGTAGGAGTGAACTTGTAATAAAAAAGCCCCTCCTTAATTGGAGGGGCTTTTGTTTTACTTAAAGAACTTCTCGTATGTGTTAGATCCTGCCGCACCGTCGGAAGCAATTTCTTTGCTCTTCTGGAAGGATTTAAGTGCTGCTTCTGTTCCGGTACCAAAGATACCATCTACAGCTAACTTGTATCCATGGACGTTCAACAGACTTTGTATAAGCCTTGTCCAGCCTGGAGTATGCTTTTTACGACTCTGAATGGATCCAGCAGCCTTACTCTTAGGACCGAAGATACCATCGATCGTTACCTTTCCATAATACTGATAAATCCTCAACAAAGCATTCATCGTTTTCGGACCTTTATAACCATCCACAGTAAGCTTGGTAAACTTAGCTTTTGTAGGATAGTCCCGGCTGTTGGCGTACTTTTGTGCCTCCTTAATGTAGGAAGAACCTCCTGATGAAGATGCTGCTGGCTTGCTGCTAGTCTTACTGGGTACAGCTGTCTTTGTACCAGTACGATCAGTTAGGCTCGGCTTCTTGCCTGCACGTAGTTGCGCAGTTGATAAACCACCTGACATTTCGAGGTGAGGATAATCTTTGAAGCTAGTCCAATCGCCACCCCAAGAAAAACCTAGACTTTTCGCAATTGCGGCCACACGGTTCCAATCAGAATTGACACTCCATATTGCTTTTGTACCGTCTTCAGACGTTAAGAAATAATCTACAGCAAGACCGAAATTGTGGTTTGAATATCCGCCGCGGGCATTAGTGACTTTACTACCTGGTTTTGTACGCCCTTGAGCATACAGGGCATCTTGTTGCGCGTATGTCCGCATACCATGTGAAATCTGAGCATTGATTCCTTCCTTGTATGCCCTCCGGATAACTTCCAGTGCACTCTTCTTTACGATTGCATTCATGCCGCTACCCATGTTCTTCTCAGAACGCTGCAGCAACGTATCTAGTGATACTCTTCCCATTAAATATCACTCCTTGGTTTTTTATAGGTTTTGGCTCGTTCACTGTCCGACACGCCTTTAGTCGTCGGATCTGCAACTATACCTAGCAATGCTAAGACAACGAATACAGCATTAATAAATTTGGTCGCTTCTGCTTCGATAACATCAGCAGCCAGTTCCACACCAATCCAATTCAAAACAATCTGAGCAACAAGCAACAATGCTGGTACTATTGCAAGATAAAACGCTGGATTCTTAAGACGTACTTTCCAATTAATTCCCAAAACAAATCTCTCCCTTTTTGTACATAATAAAAGCCCACCGGCTAGACCCGATAGGCACTACTTTGCAATATGCTCCAGTATCATCTGGACTATAGAATAAAAGGCTCCGACGCTCCCACCGATACCTAAGATCAATTTCCACCAGTTCTGTTTGTCTAATAGTTTCAGTTCATGTTTACGATCTTGTGAGCGGGTGTTTATTTCAATCACTTTTTCCAACAGTAAGTTGTTTTGATCACGTAAAATCTTGTTGTCCTGTTCTGTTTTTGTGTTACCCTTTTCAACCGCACCAGACAGGTCGTCAACTTTTGTCATTAATACTTCTTGGTTTTGCTCAAGCTTCGATATACGATTCTCGTGATCCTGCCACATAATTTCCTCCTCCATCTCTTTTCTCGACCCCCTTTCAAATAAAAAAGCACCCTATGATTAAGGCGCTTCTAGTGTGTTTGTATGTTTTTCTTCAGAACTTAGATCTATAGATTCTTCTATTAATATTAAAGCATTTTTTCTGTTTCTAAATCTTGCGATAAAGTAAATGGTTACTACCGCCCAAAATAAAATCATAGTAAAAAAAGCTATTGAAATATTACTCATAACTAAGTCGAATAGGGACGAATAATCATACATCGACATAAATTCTTCCTTGGTTATCTCGTCTTTATAAAGGTCAACAGCTTTTCCTGCATAGTTTGTGTTGGAATTTATCATAGTAATTATAATTGTACTCATTACAGTAAGAAAGCTTAACATTATTGTAATTGGCAAATAGAATAATGCGTTACTTTCCTTGATAACATCTAGAGATCCATTTAATCTACGCTTCATCATTTTTAATTCTTCTTGAGTATGGTCTCTTTTTATATTCTCGATAATATAAATTTCATCTTCTATTGTTTGGCCGTGTAATTTGCCATATTTTTTGTAAAGATAGGACACCACTACTTTTGAATTCTTGAAATTCCTACTCACTTTTTTATCACCTCGATATAAATATCGGCGATGTAAAACAAATGTTAAGACTAGAAATTTACATTTCTACTTGTAATTACCGATATGCTACGTCACATCTATCCTTTCATATTATCTACTTCCCCTCAGTTCATAATCTTTCCATTTTCAAAAGAAAAAGCACCCCATTTGGGATGCTTTTTATAATTTAATCTTTTTGTTTTTGTTCTTGTTCTTGTTCTTTTTTCTTTTCGGCTTCCTCTTTTAAAATCTTGTCATTCTCTTCTCGCTTTTTAATAATTTCTTGCGTCTGTTTTGGAAGATGTCTTGTACCATAATTAAAGCCCACTTACTCACCTCCTTATTCGGTCTGTAGTAGCTGATAAGAACATTCCCACCTGGTGATTTAATTTATAAGTAAAATTTTCATAGCTTCGTAATATACGTCATCAAGATCGTTATAATCATATGTGACATCGAAACTCTCCATGGATGTGAGATGGTATCTATCAATTTTTGAAGTCACTTCAACCATCCCCAAAACCAGAACAGCATTTTCTTTTTCTGACTTCGTGAAAGTCAATTTATTTCCGGATATATCTAACTTTATAGCGCAATTAGGAAATTCCCAGTAAAGATCTTTTGAGGAATAAAAGCTGGATTCTCCATCACCGTAGTTTTGAAAAGCTCCATCTATATCCCTCTTAAAATCTTCGGCAATAAGATTAAGTTCACTCTTGTTGAAATAAGTCTCGTTTAAAGCTCTAACGTAATTTTTCATCCACATAACTAACATTCCTCCCTTTCCGACTATATTCGACAGAATGGGAGTATATTCCTGCAATAAAAAACCACCTTATCCGTTCTGGGTGGTGGATGTTTCTTCTTCATTTGTAGATTGTGGTTCTTCGGCTGCTTCTTCCTCAACCGGTTCTGGATTATACGGATTATCGTTTACTTCTTCTGCAGGATCGCGTTCGGGTTCTTCTGGAATTGGTTCATTGTCAATCGGAGTTTCTGTTTCTTCTGGTGTCTCTACCCCTTCTGGCGCATCATCAGGACTTGGTTGGACAAGTGGACCTTCCCAATCTGTTACAGGTGGTGCTGGCTGTGGCAACGGACGTGGCTCTATTGGCGCTGGTCCTTCGTAATCTTTCCCTGTGATGTACTTGTACTCTTCTGCCGTCAAGAAAGTATAATACACTCCATCAACCACATTCTGATCAGTTAAAAATGAGACTTCATAAAATAAACGCAAATCCTCAATGGAAGGAACTTTGTCATCCTTGTACCACCAGATAAAAGCATCTACATCGTTAATGTGAAATTCCCATTCCTCATACTTTGCCATTTCTATTCCCCTCCTTAAATTCTTCGTTCAATCAGATCCCTATTGGGTTTTTGTGGCTTCCGCCTGAGCAAGTAATACCTTACTAAGAGTTGCTTGCATTGTAGCGAATTTCTTTGTTAGATCAATATTTTGCTTTACTAGAGCAAGATATTGTTCTTTGGTTACACCTTCGAAAGCTGGTGCAGACGGTGCAGGCTCTACTGCAACCCCACCCTCTTCCCAATTCTGCAAATCTGGATTCCATCGCGCATGAATGTAAAATTCATTTTCACCTTTTTTAGGCTCAACCCATGTAGCATTTTCAGGAAGAATAAACTTTCCTTTCGCATCAGCTGATACTTGAACATAATCATATGTGTGAAGCAACGTGTCTGGATCAATGAAGTAAGCTGTTTTTATATCTGCCATCTTATTTCCTCCTTATGCAGTGATTGGGAAGCTGATACCATCCAGGCTCCACCAAGCAGCATCAAAACTGTTATCAGACGTATATTCCATAGTGACATCACCATTTGTCGCAATTGACCATCTAGCAAAACGCGCGACATAGTTTGCACCTATGGAAATGTTGGATTGATCTGCATATAGTTTCGACGGACGGCAATGCCCAGGAAGTGTGAGCGCGATAAATTGTCTCCCTGTTATTCCTTTTAATGCTCCGCGAAGATAAACCATATCGCCCAATCGTAATACCTGTGGCGGGTTTGCTGTGTCATAGGCTGAAGAACCACCGCGTGGCGTGAGATTTTCCCATAGGGCATCCACTACCGAACCGGCTGTTTGCAACCAATCTCCCCAAACACCATTATTTTTAATACGCATCCATTGCACGCGCTTATTCACAAGGCGCGCGGTCTGTATTGCGTAGGCGTTATTGCTGTATGGTATATGTTCCACAATCCCGCCCCCAACTATCGAAGGGGCATTTGCTGTTGAAGAATTAAACGTATACCAACCGGAAAGAGTTAGCTCATTCAAATCTGTCACCGTAGTTGTGGCAGCAACCCCTAGACCTTGCGGAGATAAATCTTTTCCGATTGATTGCCACGCTGACCATGTGCCATTCTCGTTCGTTCTGAAGTAGTGAGCGCCATTTCTTCCGGCTATCTGATATGCATAAGCTGAACCATGCTGAACATGAATCCCGATATAAACACTTGAAGTCGGTCCGTTAGTCGAACCAGCATAGAATCCAGACTTCGTCAATGTGTTCCAATCGACACCAGAAGCAGCTGCAACTCCCAAACCGTAATTAGTAACTTCGTCTAGGCTTGCGATCTTGTACCACGGGAACCATTTACCACCACTTGCATTCAATGGATTACCTGATCTTACCCATATAATCTGTTCATTATATTTGAATATAACTTGTGTTACGGTATCGCCACCGCCACGAATCACCAACATTTGAGAATAGCCGACTGAAGCTGGCTGATTGACGAAGGAATCACCATTCAAACGGTAGAATCCCGAATCCGTTTTTGTATTTAAATCTGTTCCAGCTGAAAGAGTATTTGTAGGATTGGACCCTAGACCGTATGCCTTTACCTGATCATCAAGCATTTGTTGTATGGTTTTCACATAAGCAATTTCTTCCCAAGCGTTAAATGTTCCGACTGAATCACTGTAACGAATATACCGGCGTTTTGTTCCGAAATTCGTTGCTATTTGAAGGCATTCACTAGTACCTTGATTTAATATTTCAACAAAGTACCAACCTTTTGAAGGCGCATTTACCATATCCACGCCGCGATAATTTCCAGTCAACACAATTTTATTCAAGTCTTGATATGAAACTGACATAGCTTGTCCGTTATCTGATGTAACTTTATGCATTTGTGCCTTGTTTGTTGTCGCAATCTGATACCATTCGCCCCAGGTATTTTCAGTTTTAATCCTTCTATATTCTGCCCATTGTGAATGTGTGTATATTACCGTGAACCTTTGTTCAATTCTCACGTTAGAAAAACCGAAGTTTTGAACCAGGAAAACTTGTGCGCTACCTTGAGCTAGGTTTCCTAACGGCGTGTTTTTCATCGCCCCTTTTCCGGTATCGAAGGTGAAGAAAGTATTCAAGTCTTGGTAGTCGTTCAAATCGCCGGATGCCGGTGGCTTCCCTCTTTGCACTAGTTCTTTTTGCATTCTTTCCTGTGGTGATTCGTATTCCGTTCCGGTATAACCGCCAAATTTCAGCTGCAATGAAGCAGGGCCATCTGTCGCCTTTCCAACAATAGAGTTGAATTGAGACAGTATCCAGTTAGCAGTGGCTTCTGCTGATTCTGAAGTTTCGATCGCTGTACCTGAGTTATCCAACGCCTGGTTTGCTAGCTTGTTAGATTCGTCAGCAAGTTCCATAACCCTTTTGTGTAGCAAATCTAAACTAATCTTTCCATCCTGCCATAGTTTAATATAAGCATTTAGCAGCTCTCTGTAGTCCCGGTTAAACTCACTTGGTAAAGGCGTTCCTTGCAAGGCTTGTTGGGTGTAATCAGCCATCTATTCCACCTCTTTTTCTTCCGAATTTCCGTTTATTTGCTCACGAAGCTTTTTTAATTCCTCATCCTGTTCCTTGATATAATCCTTCAAATCACTAAGCTCTTGCTTTGCCTCTTCTGCTTCCTGTTTTGCCAAAACATAATCAGCACCAACAGATGCTAGCCGGCCGGCATAATCATTAATTTGCGCCCTTAGATTTTGAATGATTAAATCATGTCTGTTAGTTTCCATCATGAAGCCTCCCTTTTCCCTTCCAACGTAGCAATACGCTCGTTGAGCTCTTGATTTGATTTCCATAGCAATGTAGCCATAGCGTATATGTCAATCGATTCTCCATTGTTCATGTTGACGATTTCCAGAGGTGACTCCTGTACTATCAAGCCAATTCTCTTCATATCGACTTCATCAACATCGTCTAACATGTGATATTTCCTTACTGGTGTGGACCTTATCAGATCTGTGGCATCTATATGAGCGTCTTCGATATTCTTTTTAAAGAACTTACTGGAGGCTGAATTGAATTCACTAGCAGTTATAGGCTTATATCTGATATCTCCGTTGTTATACCCCCTCTTGTCAGTCACACGAAAGCTCCCATCGACCATGGCATAGGAGTTATCTGCGCTGGCTACCAATGAACCAACCATATCTCCGTAGAATTTTCCATGAGCTGTTATGTCTTTAGCGTGTAAATCACCTGTGAAAAAGTCACCGTTACCGTTCGTTATATAAACAACCGGGTCGGAAGGGTCTTTAGACATTCGAATAGCTGAGGCATATCCATTAGATTCAGAACCATACTGAATCACTCCATCCTGATCCCATTTGTCAGGGTTTTCTTTAACGTTAAAGGAGAACTCATTATCTCCAGTTCTGTTAGAGTCTTTAGGGCGCATGATTATTCGCCCGATTTGAGCCTTCATGATAACGTCACGATAAGAATCCGAAACAATGTCCCGTGATTCTGTTTTAAATCCAACCGTCCCTAAATTGGAGTACAATGTGAGACCGCGTCTATCACTTTCGAACATATAAGACCAGAATTCAATTACCCCTGAACCAAAACCGTCATCTTCGCTGGCACCGCCAATGAACGTCGCTAAACCATTATTAGTCAGGTATAGATTTCTCCTACCGCGTTCATCATTTAGCTTACTTAGCCTTAGATATCCACGGCCCATAGTAATCTCAGATTCAATCTTTTCTGTACTTCCAAACCATGTGCGGTCATAAGTGCCTTTGGTCTCGATAATTTCTCCGTAAATTGAGGCATATGTTTCTGAATTACCACCAAAGATGGTGATGTTGTTCGTAAGTATTGCTCCAGCTGTTAGTAAAGCGGTGTTTACTCCATCTGGTGTAATAGCTTGTTCATATGTGTTACCACCATCGCGCGTTATCCCCAAACCGGAGGAATTGAAGATTGTATAACGGTTCGCATTTTTTGGATCTCGTGCAATTATGCCTAGATTAGGAGGATACTCCAATTGAGTTAAACTGTTATTAAGAGCTTCTGCTGCACGTTTAGCAGCAGGTGGCAAGACCGAGTAAGGGATTTGCCCGCGCCCTTCCGCAATGTCTTTCAATTGTTTAACTGTGTTGTTTAATTGTGATCGGAATGCTTCTTTTATACTTTGATTGGATAAGGTGACAGTTACAGAAACTGGCTTTAATTGTTCGTTGTATTTAGTGTTTATATCAATAATCCTAGTCTCAATGTTAACTTTTACCACTTCGTCATAAACAAAGATCCGATCACCAATATAAGGTGCTTTTTTATACCCCTGTGCTCTTAAATCCACCATGTCCACAGTCATAGAGACTGATATTGACTCGTCAACTTGTTTTTTTACAGCTGCTAGAAGATTTTCTTTTATGGTGTATTTCTCGTCATCGACAGGCGGAATATGAATTTTACCGAATCCCGGAATATCTGCTAAAGGTGATTGATACTCAACTTCTAGTCTTTCTCCAGTCTCTTCATTGAGGATTTCTCCGAATCCCTTTCCGTAAGTACCGAAACCAGAACCATCTTCCTCAATAGAAATATCTTTTAAATTAAGCCTTCTTCTTATCTGGAAATCACTATCTGACCCTGTTTGAGCCCTAAAATAGCCGCGGTTACCACTCACTTCTATCTCAGCATCGTGAGCATCCAACGCTTTTGACAACAAATCAAGACTGCTGCTGTTGCCAAATCCATCGATACTTGCTGCATAAAAACCATCGATAACACTATAATTCAGCGAAGTTCCCTTAAATAAGAACTCCAGGCGTTTTTCAAAAGTCATAGAACCATCATGAGTTTCGTAAATCCAGTTATTTGCCAGAGAAACAAAAAAGTGATGAATAGCTTTTATGCTACGCATCACTTTATTTCCTCTTGGCTTCTTGCTGGCTAAGACAACCACATACTCTTTGTTGTCAAATATTACTCGCCAGTAATTGCTTATATCTTGAATCCACTTCTCATTAAGTGTGGTTTGAGCAAAGTTCAGTGTAATTTCTTCTTGTCCATTCAATGACTGAGTAATATCCACTGTACCTTGTGCAAAATATTCATTGCCATATAGGTCCCTTACTGTTATTCGTTTCATATAATCACCTACAGATAATAAAAACGAAACAGGAATTTAATTTCTTCGATAGAAGATGTTCCTGTAACGGTGAATGTGTTCCATCCAGGAGCCAGCCGAATTAACTCTCTATTAGTGCTCCGAATTATATTAGCTTTGTTAAGCTCATATTCACTTCTATTTAATGTTAAGACATCACCAGCACTAAGTTTCCCTTCATAGCGAAAAACGTCTCCTGTAGTTTCGTTTTGAATCTGAAAATAAGTACCAGCAACAGCTTTAACTGTAATTCCAAGCTCATGTTCCAACGGATCAACTATGACATTGCTTGGATTGTAAAGTTTGAAACTTGTACTTTTAAAGCTGTAATCCTTACTTCCATCTTCGCTTGATAACCCCATTCCAGTCTGCCAATTAGGGACATCAAAACTTTGTAAATCTTCAGTTGTATTTATAGATTCGCAGAATGGTGACGGGCTTATAAATGTCAGGGAAAAGTCTCCCCGCAGCACGAGTTCCTCCATACTGTATTCCGAATCAACTTTCACCAACCAGCGTTTACCTGGTTCCCGATCACGTATCAAGTAAAATGGTTCCCTGCTATCGAACATGAAAAAAATCTCATTCTGAAGCAATGCGTAATCAGGAAGATCAGACGGGAACATACTCAGTTCAGCTTCGATTACCCTTCCGCCATAGGTGGTTCCCATATCCCAAAACCCATTTCTACCTTCAGCTTCTTCTCTTACGTGATTGGGTGCGGGTGATCTAAGCAAAAGCTTATTCACCAGCAAACCAATCTCGTACATGTCATAGGTTGTTCCGTCCGCCCTAACTATTTTGAAGTTATGGGAAGTCTTTGGCGCTATAAAAACTGGCACTTAGATCACCTCACAATTTAAATTTGGATACAGCATAGTTTTCTCCGTTGGCTTGATCTATGGTGTCTTTCACAAACTCCGCTAATTTTTCATCATTTAGGAGAATCGCGCGTTCCCTCTCAGTTGCATTAGCGATTCTTAGAAGCAAATCAAGAATCTCTTGATTGTCTTGATCATCTTGGAAGAAACCAAGTTCACGTCCTGTCTGCTCCCATATAGCACGCTGGCTTGGTCGTTTAGCCGGATCATGACTTATGATACTCTCAGCCCATCCACCTTCCGCAATCCACGCCAATTGAGCCGTATCTACGATACCTCCGTCAGCATAACCAACATACTTCATGCCGTTGAGCATCGCTTTGATGCCAGGCACCTCATTAATGGATCCGTACCTTCTCTTGATGTAGTTGATTGCTGCAGCAGCATTATGAATAGGATTTAGAATATTATCCCATCCAGGCTCTTTATTTGCATGGAAGGTAGGTGGAATGGTCTGCATTAATCCTTGGGACGGAATGCCGTTTTTCCAGTTTATATCCCATTTATTGATTGCATTAGGATTACCACCTGATTCTTTCATAGCAATCGTAGTCAAGGGACCAAGCCATGATGATGGTACTCCAGTACGATAAATAGCAGCTGATATCCAGCTTTTAACGTTACCTGGAGCGCTGCTGTCGAATGAGCCGAAGTCATCAAATTTCTTTCTGATAAAGTCGTGCGCACCTTTTGTGGCAAGACTAAATGCTTTTTTGCCTGCTTCCCCAAATGGTTTAGGTAGTGTTGGGATTTCAAAACCCAGTGTCTTCATCGCAAGTTTAAGTAACTTACCTGGATTAGTAGCATAATCCCAAATATTGAATGCAACATCCTTTATTTTCTTGGCGCCTTTCTTTACGCCCTCTTTAACAGCAGATGCCGTGCTCGAAGCAGTGTCTTTAAAGGAACTTAATTTTTCCTTGCCCACTTCGTATAACCCTTTACCTTTTTTCGCGATGCCGCTTATTGCGCCGCTAATTTTCCCTGAAATTCCGTTTGCATAAGCTGGAATTTCATCTAGTAATTTTCTAGTGTCCTTCGCAGATACAACTGTCGATCCTTTCGGTAAGTTCATGAGTGTATCGGTGTCAGGAGATAAAGCGACTTTTCCATCTGGTGTTTGGATTAGCTCTTGACCGGCATTTGAACCTCGTCCGTCCCCAACTATTGCAGCTCCGCCAGGATGCCCTTTCGTTCCTTTTGCATATTTGGGTACGTCCCATGTATCAACCCACTTGTCTTCCGGAACATTAAGCTTCTCAAGAACCCAGTTCACTCCACCTATAACACCATTTACGCCTTTACCGAGGATATCAGTCATGCTGTTTATGACTTTCTTAATACCGCCAGTTACTTTATCCTTCATTTTGCCGATACCGTCACCGATTTTTCCTGGCAACTCTTTGGCTCGATCAACGATTTTTCCAAACCAATCTCGGACAGTATTATAGACGTTTTTAAATATGCTCTTAGTTCTGCTATAGATGTTATCCCAGGCACCTTTAACACGGTTGTATATGCTGCTTACTCGGCCTGATATGAAATCACGAATAGTATTGAATATACCTTTTAGGAAGTTCCATACATTCTGGAATACACTTTTCGTGGTGTTCCAGATTCGATTCCAAACAGTGGTAACCAACCTGTAATAGGCGTTAAAGGCGGTTGTGAATGTCGATTTCAAGAAATTAAAGATGCTTTTCAAGAAATTCCAGACATTGTTGAACACTGACTTCGTTGTATTCCAAATCTTTGTCCAAATGCTTGTTACCAGTCGATAATATGCATTAAAAACTGTTGTAAACAGATTTTTTATTGTGTTAAAAATGCCTTTTAAAAAGTTCCAGACGCCTTGAAATACTGTTTTAGTCGTATTAAAAATCCTTGACCAGATACCAGTAACCAATCGGAAATAACCATTAAACGCAGCATTAAAGGTGGTTTTCAGGAAATTGAAAATACCCTTTAGGAAGGTCCATATGCCGTTAAATACTGTTTTGGTGTTATTCCAAATGAACTTCCAGCTGTTTGATATCACTGTTCTAAAGATATTAAACGTTCCTGTAAACAATGATTTCAGCGTATTGAAGGTGTCTTTCAAGAAATTCCAGATACCCGTAAAAGCAGTTCTTGTGGCATTCCAAGCGGTTGTCCAAGCTGTTCTCAAGTTACCGACAATAGCGCCTAAATTACCTCCAAAGAGGTTCTTTATCGCTGCCCAACCAGCTGTAGCTGCTGCTTTAAATCCGTTGAATAAAAGTTTAACGCCTTTTAATATTCGCCCGACTAATAGCAGGTTGATATATCCCCAAACGAGCTCTATTGCACCGAAGAAGATATTCTTAATACCTTCCCACATCTTCTTGAAGTCGCCGGTAAATATGCCAGTGAACACCTGGATAATACCCTTAATCACATTTACGGCACCTTGGATGACATTCTTTATCGAACCCCAGACAGACTCGATAATGGCTAGAACAACCGGCATTACAAACTTAATAATGCTCAACACAAAGTTAAAAGCATTCTTTACGGCTTGTATGATCTGTTGTCCGTCAGATTTCCAGAATGATACTATCTGACCAACTATATTACCGACGAAGGTAACAACGTCATTAAGTATTGGTTCAATGAAGGGGTAAATGGTACGGAATACTGCAATTGCATTGGAAACAAGAGTCTTGGCAAGACCTAGTACAAGCTTGAATGCATCTGGTATTCGTTCAACGGCGCCCATAATTCCATTTGCAATACGGATAGCCATCTGAACTTGCTCATCGCTGAGCCCCATTTGCTTAAGCAGGTAAGCACCCTCTGCTTTATTATCTGAAAACAGAGAGGATATTATCGTTCGAATACGGTTTATCGCATCCATGATAAGGTTCGCGCTACGAATTGCTAGCTGAATTTCCTTATCATCGAAGCCCATTTGTTTTAACAGGCTAGCTCCTTCAGCTTTGTGATCTGAAAATAACGAACCGAATACTTTACGCAATTTTCCCGACCATTCTGTTACCTTATCAATTGCTGTGTTAATGCCAGGCATAACCTTATCTTGTATTGGTAGGAGGACGCCTGTAACAAACTTACGGCCGACACCCTGCGCCGCTTCGCCTATAGTGTCATAGTTAACGTCATTGATTTCCTTTAATGTGTCTGCTGTTTTGTCTGCTTGTCCTTCTACATCTCCTAGTGCTAAGACAGCCCTTACACCTACATCCTCTGCCAATGTACCGAATAAGCCTACAGCAGCCTGTTCCTGTTTGCTTGCATCACCAATTCCACCTATAGCATCAGTGACTTGTTTGAATGCTTCGCGACCAGATTCTCCACCTTTATTGAATTTCTCAATGATCTCATCGGCATTTAATCCGGCCGCCTGTAAAGCCTCTCTCGTCGTATCAGATCCATCTCGTATCCGTGTAGCGAATTCATTGACTGCATCTGCTGCCACATCGCTGTTTCTTGCTCCAGCTTCGATAGCGTTGTTTAGCATGTTCATTGACTGCTCACCATTAAAGCCTAAATCAGCAAACGCATGTGAGTATTCCCAAAAGGTATCTAATAAGTCGTTTCCAACGTTCACACCAGTCTGCTGCCCTTGAGCCAACAATGTTAGAGCCTCTTCTGACGAATAGCCAAATTCGTTCATCATTTGACGTGCAGCGTTAATTGTTTCGGGAACTTCCCAACCAAATGCATCTTGCAACAACAGTGCTTCTTTGGTGGCACTTTCTAGCTCATCACCAGTAAGTTTTGTGGCTTGCTTGACATATGCCATAGCATCTCCGATTTCTCGAATACCTGGTCCGACATTAGCGCTGTAAATGTCTCGAATGGAACTGTTCATTTCTTTCAGTTCTTCATCAGTGGCGCCGGTCTGTACGCTAAGTTTGTTCATCGTTCCTTGCATTTCATCTGCAACCGCAACCGCTTTATAGATACCTGCTAGAAACGCTGTAACACCAGCTGCTGCCGCAAGCGTACTTCCCTTTATACCAATAAAAGCTTCTGCCACTCCGGCAATGCCTTTTTTCGAATCTCCAGTTTCTTTCAGTTTATTGTTCGTTTCGCTGACACTATCACCTAAGTTGCCAACATTAGATTCAGTCTTGTCCACTTCACTGTTGAAGTCTTCCAATCCCTTGCTGTCCTTGCCTACATCTGCTAGCGCATCATCGGCTTTATCAGAAGCTTTCTCAATGTCATCCATGCTTTTCTTGCCGGAAGCACCAAGCTCTTTGAGATTGTCCGTAGTCTTTTGAGCAGCTTTATCAGTTTGATCAAGACCCGTTTTCAGCCCAAGCTTCTGAAGATCCTGATTTACAAGATTAATAGCAGACTCTAACTCTTCAAAGCTATCTGAACCCTCTGTACCAAGCTTTTTCAGTTCTTGCTCGCTTTTCTGTACAGCTTTCTGCAGACGCCGCTGTGTTCCTTCACTGACTTCGCCATATACGTCCATTTCACGCTTAGCATCTTCAATAGCAGTTGCTAATGGCTTGAATACTTTTGGATTACCTGACTTCTCAAGCGCTTTTTCGAGCTTACCAGTGGATTTCAGAAGGTCGTCATAACTTTTATTGGCTTCTTGTACTGCCTTATCGGTAGTAGGACCAAGCTGTCTGATTTCCTTCTTCACTTCATTGATTGTCGCTTTGAATCCTTTAGCAGTACCTTCGAATTTGGTACGCAATTCTCTGATAGGACCCGCCATTGGTTACCCTCCCTTCTGCCGATCTGCTCGCAAACTCTCTAAACACTCGATAAACCACCCGGCTTATTCTGTTGAGCTGCCAATCTCTTCATCAACTCTTCATCCCATTGATATACCTTCGCTGGTCCCTTGTTTTCAGGAAGCTTAGGTTTAAGAGATTCGACAAACTCTCGCTTACCTTGCTCAAACTTATGATCGCGCTTCTCTCCCATAGCGGGAGGGCGTGTATACATAGCGATTAGGTATTGAATAAATTGTTCGGCTTTCTTTTGCTCTACAAGGTCCTCATCTCGTCTTAATGCCATATCCATGTACATGAGCATTGAGGAAGCTTTACCATGTATAACTTCCTTTGCTCCCCCGAGATCCTTTGCCAGCTTAAATACGAATGCTTCTGTTAGTGTTGGGCCGAAGGTTTTATTGCGTTTGTTACTTTCGCCACCCCAATCTTGAACGCCAACTTGCGCTTGGTTTTTGCGAAAGACTTTTTTCCTCGCTCCACCAAAGCCTCGATGTCGTTCTCCTCGATTACGGCATCATAAATATCCAAGACTTTCATCAGCTTTTGCTTTTTCAAGATTGCTAGATCGATTCCACTCATTACAGATACTAGCTTGATAGCATGTCCCGGCAGTTTAACTGCGAATAATTCAAATGATCCTATAATGCCTTTAATGAATTTCTGATCTAGTACAAGGTCATCATTCTCGTTCTCAAGAGATCCAAGGAAGTCATTAACCATTGCAGCAACTTCTGGATTTCTTTCAGCTTCAGAAAATACGTCTGTAACAACTTTCATCATTTCTTCGTACTGCCAGAACTCGATATCCTCAATTTCATGGCTTTCTGTGCGTACTGTATCTTGTTCTTTAATTTTCACCTGTACTGTTGTTGGCATCCTATTTCCTCCTAATGAAAAAGAGGAGCGCCTTTTGGCAACCCCTCATTATTTTTTGATTTATGCAGCTGGTGTTTCGCTAGCGTTTGGATCAGTTCCACCAATGTAGAAATAGTTACCCGGCTTGTTGGCATCAGCATTGTCACGAACAAACATTGTAAGCTCGATAGTGACGTTACCTTGCTCATTACCAAATGTACGAGCCATTTCACCGTTGGAAGCCATTTTATAGATTGTGATATCCATGTCCTTGTAATCAACAGCGTACTGTCTAGGGTGGATCGTAACCTTTTTGCCTTTTGTACGGATGGATGTACCCATCTTAGAGTCCATTAAGCCTGTAAGCTCTCCAGACTCCGCGTCAGTAATCTCCTCAGTGGCTGCAAGAGCCAATTGAAGCATCTTAATGCTTTGGTGGGAGGCTGTGATAGTCACTGTACCTTCCCAACCTACAAGGCGCTGATCGTAAACGCCTGTACCAAAGTCTTGGATAACAATATCCTCAAATGAAGGTGTAAGACTAAGTTCTCCGCCTTCAGCTTGATAGTTGTCTTTACCATCGAATTTAATTGCGTCTGCCCCTTCACCTATTAGGATATCGGATAGCCCAAAAGGGATATGAATCGGATCAACTGTTGCCATCAAGAATTCCTCCTCTAACTTTTTTAAGTGTCACATCAAAATTAAGCGAGTATTCCATGACATCATCTTGTACACCAATCCTATTTGGATCACTGGCTGCCTCGATGAAATAAACATGGAGTAAATCCTCACCAATCTGACGTTCTTGCTCATCATAAAGAGGAACCGCAACAGTGAAGTTTCCCTTCTCGTGCAGTTCCTCATGTATCTGATCTACAAGGCTTTCTAAATAAGCCCATTTTGACGACCGTAGCCATATCATGTATCGCGGGTATCGCATCTTATCTTCATAAGTGCTTGGCTTGCTCCCGCCCTCGTAATAGATAGTGCCTGTATTGTCATTGTTCGTATAAAAGCTCGTTGTCCAGGTAAGCCCCGGAAACTTTGCTGCTAGTCGGTTCATAAGATATTCTTGTATCATTTGCGACCACCACCTAGAGTGATATCCATGATACGCTGCAGCATATCGTTGTAATTCGTTTCTGTAGCAAGGATTGCGTTCTCCATGAACTTACGACCCGGACGCATCCCCATCCATGTAGGCTTACGGGCAGTGGCTCTACCCCGTCCACCTACATAGTAATTAGGAAACAGAGATCCGTTATCGTATTTATCATGGACACCCATTCGATATGGTTCTTCATGCCTTCTGAGTGCATATGAAAGGTTTGAACCGCCTTCTACTGTGACGGTATCACCATTTAATTCAGCCCGGTCGAAGGTTATGCTCTGTTCCAAGTCGCCCGTGTCATAGCCCGCCAGCGCTCGGGAGCCTTCTTCGACTAACAAGCCATATTCGGTGTATCCATCGACTAGAGCTTCCTCAAACTTGTCTCCCATATGTTCAAACTGATCGATTAATTCCTCCAATCCTTCCCATTCCAGCGACAGGAATCCATCCTTACTGGCCAATGTGAACAGTCCTATAAAAGACTTTGGAGCCTGATAGATTCAATATATCCTCCACGGCTACCACCTGCCCTTTAGTTTGAATTCCTAATGCATCAACGTAGGTGAGTGTTGTCTGGTAATCAACCTTTTGGTAGGTTGGCAAATCAACCTCCAGCACTGTTTCGTGTTGTTGACCATCTGATGCTTCGACAACCTTTGTTTTTCGCTGTACACGCGCTTTGCTCACCACTTGCTCCGGTGTAACTGGACGACCGTATCTATCTTTCTTAGGTTGACCATTCTCGTCCAATACCGGAATCTCCAGGAGGACCCGGTGCCTCATTGGTGGTTTCATATCAATCTACCAATCCCGGCTTTGTGATATCCCAAAATGGTTAGAACATCAGGGGATATGCTGCCAACACTGATACTGACTGAAACACCCTTAGTAGAATAAGAGGTAATGCCATGCCTTTTAAGCACAGCAAAATACTCTTCTTCTCCTTCCAACATGTACATGACTTGGATAGCAACTGCACGATCAGTTAGCTTGGATTCATCGAATTTATCTTTCAGCAGTTCAGTGGCAGAGAATACCGCTTTTTTTCTTGCGTCATTATCTAACGCTGTGTAAGCATCGGAATTAAAGATGCTTTCTAGATATGCATTTATTGTTTGGAAATCCATTCGGATCACCTGCTTATTCTTGATTTTCTAGGATAAAGGCAATGCGCTTTTCTTCATTTGTGATTTCTTCCAAGTTACCGCCTGCTTGTTCGACAATGGCTTTTTGTCCTTCAGCACCAAGCTTTTTCAAGGAAGCCTCAGTGTACTTCTCTTCACCATTACCGCCCTCTTCGGTTTCTTTTCCTGGAGCGTTTTTCAGCTTGTGACCCAAACGAATTGCTTGTTCTTCTGTAAGTTCAACTTTTTCTCCTGGCGCAATCATCTTTCCGCCTTGAGTTAAATAAGCATTTGCTTCATATTTCGGCATGTTAATGCCCTCCTTTTATTTTTGATAAAGAAAAAAGCAAAGCCTCGTTAGAAGCCTTGCTTATACAGATAGATGAACGATGGATTGTGGACGCTGCAGACCTGGGAATGCCGCTTCACCAACGCGAACAAATTGTCGTGGTGGATCTGACTCACGTTTTGTCACACCGAATTTACCCGGGTTGAAGTTGTTTTCTTCTGTCGGTCCAAGGAATGTTTTCCCTAGATCAGCACCCAAGAATACTACTTTGTTATCAGCAAGGAATTGCACTTCTTCTTCACCATCTAAGGAATAAACATCGTCGTTTATTTCATATGGAGGTAGACCAAGTGCAGTGAATACAGCTCGCAAGTTTTCTTGTGTAACGATACGATTACCGTTATTCTCACCGAATACCTGAACGCGAACCTGTTCATTCTGCAGCAAGTTAGCTTCTGTAACGCTCGTCATGTGCATAGCCACTGGCTTCTGGCGTTTGTTCGTCTTCTGGAACTGACGGACAGCCACCTGAATGTCAGTAAGTGGTGTAGAAGCAGGATCGCTCCATGGAGTAGTTGCCGTGATTTTGTTCTCATCCAGCAAATCGAATGTAACTTCAATTTCAAGATCGTTGTCTTCGTCCTTGTAATTGAGCACCCCATTGTACAAAGCTTGAGCCCGCAGATACTCCTCCGTATCATCAACACCATAAATAAGCTCATCAGTGTCGTTATACACGGCTTCTACTGCGCGTTGCTTCTCTCCTTCGGTACGTGGTCGGTTAAACTTCAGGATCTCTTTCTCGTCCAAACGGAAACCATGTTGAATCTTAGCGATAGAACCGTAAACTTTCTCTAGTTCCTTTTTATCGCGCAATGGTGTAGATGCGTTCCATCCAGTGATAGAAGCAGCGCGACCATATTTATTGTTGATTACGCCATAAGAGAAATCGATGTCATCAATTGGCTCTACTGGCAGGAATCTTGCAAGCGGATAAGTTCTGGAAGGCGGTACGCTTTCCACGTATCCTTGAAACTGTTCTCCTTGGAATTCATCAAGATGTGTTGGCATGTATTTTTCCCCTTTCAATTACCTTCGTTTTTTAGATATCGAATACAAGACGGCCTTTAGTAGCTTCTTTAAATGCAGCATTAACGCCTGTGCATTTTCGTTCAAGTGGATGACCGGCAGCAAGTACTCCGACAATCGGATTTTGATTGGATAGAACTTTGACATCATGTGTTGTCAGACCAGCAGCAGGAGCAGTAGCAGGCGTATCGACCGCCCAAGGATGGAATAAGCCATCTTCACCCTTGTACACTGCGGTACCAGCTTTCACGTACTCTCCAGCAGTAAAGTCGGCGCCAGAAAGTGTTGCACCAGCTGTTTTGAACTGTAGATCATTAGCGTTACGCAAGAACTCTTTCTGTCCTGCGATTACTTCGCGGCGAGGTTGTAGATTCATTGATTAGTCCTCCTTCTTTTTGTGGCGAGCAGCAGCACGTTCAGCACCGAGAGCTCGCGGATCTTTCTTTTTCGTTTTATTATTGTTTTTCTGGTTCCGACCAGGCTTGTACGCTTTCTTCTTTGTCGAAGGTTCGTCTTCATCCTCATCGTCCTCATTATCGTCACGACTACCACCGAGTAGATGACCGAATTCCGCTTCAAGATCATCGATAAGCTCTTCGAGGTTGTCTGACTCTCCGTCTTCGTCCAGATCCACTTCATTCAAGTCGATAAGACGGGCAACCAACTTAGGATTGTGACCGCGTTCCAGCGCTTCTTCTTTTACTAGCGCCCGCTTTTCTCTGCGTTCCGCCCGCAGGAGGCGTTGTTCTTGCTCCTTTGATTGGGAATCGTCACCTTCATCATCGTCAGCGCCTTTCCCCTTCTTCTTCTCTGCCTGTTGTTTGAGTCGGCGAGCCTCTTCAGGGTCAATGCCCTCGAACTTCTTCATTCGTTTTCCAAGCTGTGTCTTGAATCGCTCATTATATTGCTTCTTGAACTTCGGATTCTTTAGCAGCTCGTTTAAATCCGGCGTGTCATCTTCGTCCTCGTCCTCATCCGAATCATCGTCGTCTCCTCCGTCATTCTCATCGCCGCCCTCGTCATCTTCTCCATCAGCAAAGAACTGAAGATTAAGTTTGTACGGCATGCGACGTTCAACAGCAGGCGCAGCTGCCGGAGTTAGTAGACTGATAATCCATAGATAAATAACGGTGAATGGTTTCATTGTGTTGCTCCTCTCCTCTGCTTTATGGTGCAGGAACCAATACTCATATAGCTTTTAGCGCCGTCAATATGGTTTGGGCATAAAAAAATAAGCCTTATCGGCTTTCGTTTTTATTGCTATACCTATATTCGATGTATGCAATAGCAAGCAATGCATTATGCAGTGTACTACTCTTCAATATCACCACCACCTTTCAGCAGCTACATAACGCAGTAGCAAAGCGAGATGTAGGATCACTTCCTTTCAGGAGAATATAAAAAAGCCATCTCTTCAAATGTACGAGAGATGACTTTTTAGATTTTCTTCACAGTAGAGATTTGATCTTCCTCTAATTCAACTAACATGCCAGCTGAATATGACCCGTAATTTTCATATGTCTCCACCAAAAAGGACTCATAATCCTCTTCTAAATACTGTTGTGGTTTACAACGTAGCTTTTCTCCATTCTTCAGATGGACTTCTACTTTTTTATCGATATTCTCTGCTAATTTAACCAACATTTTCGCAGTCATCAATATTCATCCTCCTTCTTCGGATATAAATGGACCCCATTATTAGAATAAACAATCATAAAGGCTCTAGTATCTACGTATTCCATGGATCCAGGATCAAAATATTGACCAATAATCTTGCCTGCAGTTATCGCCTCTTTAGGTGGATTCCTCAAGCTGCTAGCAATAATACGGCCAGTTCCACTATATTGATTCACTAACTTTTCAGGATCTTCGGTTAGGATGGAAGGCTTAGATCCCCTTTCCCCTAATTTTAACATATGCATCTTATATTCGTTAGTACCTTCAATATGCTTGTTTTGTTTACCTTTACTGATAGTTTTAGGATAATATCCACTATTGATTCTTTCCCGTTGAGATGAGAGTACATTCTCTTTCTCAAATCTTTTTTCAAGATGCTGGTAGTTAGTAGAGTTAGCTCTTTTCATGCGCCGGAATGATCCGATGGTTTTAGGTGCTTCATCACCAAACATTGCTTTCCACTTAGCATACTCTTTCTTTTCAGCATTAGCCTGCTGCCTTATCTTCTGATTGCGCTCATATTGCTTCTTAGCAGTTATAGAACGGGGGTCCTTCTCAGGATTGAAAGACTTCCATTTGCCCTTTTCCTTTTGTATTTGCTCCTCTGTTTTGAACGCCAGAACAAACGGTCTAACAGTTCCTTGGCAGTTAGGATGGTAAGGCGGAAGCTTTACACCTTTGTCCTTTATCGATTTGAAGCCAGGATTATCGCCAGTGAGATCGATTACCATGTCCTTGAATCGAGCACATACTTCGCATGTGTCGCTTCTTTCGTTGACCTGGACTAATGTAACTTTATTCTCTTTATAGCGATTGACAGAGCCTTGTGTGGTGGCTTCTCGTGTCTTTGCTCTTGTAACTGTCATTGCATAGAAGTCCAACGGCAGCTTCTTGCCGTCCTTCGTAACGAATGAGGTTAATCCACCCTTTTCAAAGGACTTGGCCACACGTTGCTGTATAACCTTACGAGCATCTCCAACAATAAGACCATTGGTTATATCTTTCTTAACCTCTTTGAGCGTGTCTTCAATGTTGTCCTTTGCACTGCCCTTTGCAGTACGAATAGCGGCCTGAAAATCACTTAGTGTATCGCTCACAAGCTCATTGACTGCGTCCAAATGGACTTTCTTCTGGAATGGTGCTGCAACTTTACCGGATGCGGTTAACGCTGCAACCTTCTCGATATCCATACCCTCATCAATTAGCATTGCAGTAGCTTGGTCAATGCCCCCGAAGTAAGCTTTCAAGAGTAATTCAGGAATGACAGTATTAATATCGATGTCCATCTGCTCAAGAATCTGTATTATAGACTCAATCAACACGCTAGCTTCATCATCCTGTTGTAGGTCACCTGCATCTTGTACCTGGTCGTTAATGGCTGATACGGAAGCTGTGATGTATTTGAGTAGTTGTTCCTCATTCATAAGAGCCTACCCTACTTTACATCGTAAACATTGAATACTTCTGTTTCGGAGTCGCTGCTTTGCTCTGGAAAATTAAAAGATTGTTTATCTATTTTCAGTTCATACTCATTTTCGAGAATATAGGCTACATCTTTCGGACTTACATCAGGACGATTTTGAAGGATGCCTTCAACGAGTATAGAGAGATCATTTGCTGACAAGTAATCTGGCACTCCTACGACCATTTCTTCGGAGTACGTCAATTTTTGTTCAAGCTCAATTTTAACTTTCTTCATCTTCTGCCTCCTCCTCTTCCTCGTTGGTTTCCTGCTCATTGCTACGATCAGCTGGATTATCCATGAAGTTAGCCAGCGTCATAGCGCCAGCTGACATGCTGTTGCTCGATGTTGCTTCCTCTTCGATACGTACAATCTCCTCTTGAATCCATTCTTCCGATGCATGAGGATTAATGCGGCGTACAGTTGTCTCGAGCGACTGCGCCTGTTTGCTGCCGTTGAATGGAATCATATTCTCTTCGATAAGCTCCTTACGGCTAACCGGTACCATGGATTGAACTGTGATTTCCGGTTCCTCTATAATCACAGCAGGATCATCTTGATTAGCCAGCCACAGCGCACTTTCGAATAGCTGTTGCAGGAAGTAGATATATTCTTTCTGCAACTGATCGGCTTTGGATATGGATGTGAACAGGTCGTAGAACTTAGCAACACCGGATTGTGCCGGGCTGCCGCCTTCGTCCATGTAGAAATCGACCGCCTTTTCAGAAGTCCTTGTCTCTACGAACATGAGCTTCATGAGGTCTTTAACCCACTGGATGTCACCGATCTTGGTGATGTCGATTTGGATGACTTCCAGTGACTTTCCTTGGTCATCCATTGTAGTGATTTCCAAGTCACGATGGTCAATCTTTGTTTCATCGCCATATCGCTGCTGTGCAGCATCCTGCAGTGCTTGGAATACTTCCTTCGATACAGCAAGTCTCGGCTTACCGTTACGCTCGAATGTTAGTCCACTGCGTGTCAGTGTCCAGTTGATTTCATCTTGCTTACCGAACTGGTCTTTGAGAACTGATTTCCCGTAAGGATGGGAAAATGTCTTTTCATTCGCCCAATACTGAATGAATGGACGGTTGCGCCCCTCATAGAATACTTCCAGCTTGTCTGTTTCCTTCATACCAAGGATTTCTTTCGCTTTCTCATCATCAATCCTATTGGTTTTGGAATCTCTGCCAATAGAAAAGAGCATGTTGGAGGTTCGCAATCCATTCTCTTCAACACGCTCTCTATATACATGCAGATATTTTTCATCTTCTCGCTCAAAATAGTAGGCAAGATCACTGCCTAATTCATCTTCATGTGGGAAGTAGACATCTCTTTGCTTGAATTCCAGCCTTATGCCACGCTCATCTTCCCACACGCAGCCAACAAGGCCACCATCGACTTGATGCGCGACAATATTTGACCAGTGCTCGAACTGCAGCTTGCTGTTCTTATCGATCTGCTTAATCAGTTCATTCTGGATATCTAGTACGGTGCCGTTGAACGAATCATCATTAGGACCATCAATCTTTTTCTCTGTTTCTTCATCCAAACTCTCGTTCTGCTCATCCGTTGATTTTACAGACGACTGTATCTTGCCGATAGATCGCGCCACCAGCGTTGCGGGTATCTCAGGTATTAACTTGGCTACATTGGCTATGATATAAGGCGGACGGACGTTTATAGCCTTGCGTTTACCCTCTGTAATGTTATCGACGATTTCACCCTTATCGACCAAGTCTTTTGCTCGGCCGAACAATTCGGTGTGATCACCATCGTATAGTTTGCGATAATCTGAAATAGGGCCGTGATATTCCTTTATCACGTCTTCTCCCCATTTCGTCCACTCGATCGGACCATTTGGCATTCTCTCACCTTCTTTCGTGCAAAATAAAAAAGCCTACTCGGCTTGTGTTGGTATGAATTCGTATAGGTCTGGATTTGCAATGCCATAGCCAATAAGGTTCCCATCATCGTCATAGTAATCTTGGAATCCATATCGTTTAAGCCAACGGTATGCACTGCGTCGTCTTTCATCCTGCCACTCAACTATTAACTCCTCGTCATAGCCAAGCATATGAACGACTTCAAGAATGATTTCCTTTGCTCTCATCAATGCTTCCAGAGTACCGTCACCCGTGATATCCAGCTGCTTACTCTGCTTGTTGAACCACAAATTTGCTTGTTTGCGAGTTTCAGAGACGCATACACCGACGTACCAATACTTTGTAGGAGGCTTGCCTAACTTACGATGGAAGTAAATGTTCAGAAGCTTGCCAGATGATAGCCTTTCGCATATGCGGATATCAGTCTTCCGTTTGGTTAGGTTATTCATCCTATACCATCCTTGCCTCTTGCTCCTATAATTGCCTGTCTCTTGATTTCTTTTATATCATCCATCGTGACACCGTAATGTTCTGCTCTGCTGCATAACCTCTCGATTTCCATAAGCGAATCTGAACAATGTTTGATAATGGCATAAAGTTTGAATATATCTTCTTTACCAGACATTAGAACTGCTGATACCTCCTTGAGGAGCAAATAGGATAGTATTTATGAAATACCTGTCAGCATCCATCGTATGGTCGAATTGCTTCACAGGCTTATCCTCGCCTCGATTGGCTGCCTTCTCGTCCCAGATGTAAGAAGAGAACTCCTTGAATGTCTCTTTGCAGCAGTCGTTGAAGTAAATCAGGTAATCACTCAATGCTGACTGCACATTACGAATTCCTTCCAGCACATCGTTCTTGGCTTTGATTACATGGAACCTATCCTTCTTCAGTTGCGCTATGAAGCTGGATGCAGATGGATCCACGATAACCCCTTTGACCCGTAGACCTTTTGTGAACTCCTTCAAGTCCTTGCTGTAATCGATATCGGTCTTCTGCTTGGACTTCTCGCGGCCGTTGTAGTAATACTCCTTGACCTTGTACCATTTCTTCTCGAACTTGCCCCACAATCCGAATGTCGTAGGGTTCTGAGTACCATAGTCAATACTGACGTAGTAATCTGTGTACCGCCGCTGAATAGTCTCTACAACGTGTCCGCCTTTATCATTGTTGAACATGTCATATATAACGCCCTCAGCAAGAACCCATAAGCCGAGAATGAACCGTTTGTAGAAGACACCGGTAAACATGCGCTTATAACGAGCTTTAACTCGCTCAGAAAGCGATGGGTTGTCGTCCATCGTGAAGTGTAGGCGAATCAGGTTCTTTTCCTGCAGCTTATCGATGTATTCAGTCTTGAACCAATGATAAGGACTGCCTGGGTTGCAGTTGTACCAATATTTCGAGCCATCAACAGAGCAACGTGCTTCTGCCTGGCTCACGAATGACTGTGGCATTAGTGCTGCTTCGTCAAAGAACATGCCAGCCAGCGTGATACCCTGAATAAGATCCTGCGAGCTTTCATCCTTACCACCGAAGATATAGAAGTAATTGCTTACCCCATTCTTCGTTATCGTCAGATAGTTGTCTGCTCGATGATCCTTGACCTTGTATCCTCTGGACTTCAGCATCCGTTTAAGCGGAGTAATTACGTTACGTCGGAGTGCCCCGATAGTTTTACCAGCCATTCCAAAGTTCTCTTCATTAAATGACTGCATGCCCCACATAACGTAAGAAAGGCTCATCACGACTGTTTTACCAGCACGAACCGAGCCATCGCATATAATGCCGTCTTTATCATGAACGGGAGTCTTCTTATTCCACCATGTCAGCACCTTCATCTGCTTTCTGGAGAACGGCTGGAACTTAAACAGCGCCGGCTTAAGCTTCTTCGGCTTCGGTATTGCTTCCATCGTCACCGTCATCGTCCCACGCTCCTTCAGCAGCCTTATCCAATGCATCCATGAATCCATCATCCTCGTATTCGTCATCATCAAGGTTAGCTTTCGCTTTATCGAATGCGAATCTATCTTTCTCAAGCTGCATCTTCTCTTCTGCCAATCTGCGTTTATAGCTATCTGGCAACAGCTCAAAGTATTTAGTCAGCACATCCAGCGCCTTCATCTTGTCAGCCATTTTAATAGCTACGCCATCTTTACCTTGCTTCACTTCAGTAATGATAGTGCCGTCGATCATGTTGGATTCCTTGAAGTCCACGTAATTAACTTCTTTCATCATCACATTGCCGTCTTCATCTTCAACAGGACCGAACATGCCCATCACTTCGACTTCTTTCTTACCGAAGGTCGTAAAGTCGGTTATATCAGCAAAGGCGATAGCAGCATACTTCGCCAGCACATCCTGCGCATCAATAAACAGGCTATCAGTTAAGTCCTGCTTTATGCGGCGAATTTCAGCTGCAATCTTATCATTCTTTAACAGTCGACTTCCCTGCACATGAGCAGTATCGGGACTATAACCAGCTTTTATTGCTGATTGTGTAGCATTAAATGACTTAACATAATAAATGCAGAATAATTGCTGTTTGTTGGTCAATCCATCTTCATCAATCTCTGGCACTAACTCTTCTGGTTGCATCTCTTTCTTGGTTGCATCCTTCTTCTTTGGGGTTGCAACCTTTTTAGCAGGAGTTGCATCCCTCGACCATCCTTCACGACTTTTCCTACTTTTCAATGTACCAAGCTTTATATCATGCTTTTCAGCTAATGCTTTCAGTGTAATATCACTTGTCTCGTATTCTTCTCTAACCGTATTCCAATCCATTTACATTCACCTGCCACCTCCGGGTTTTGGTATTGTCTTAGCGTCCCACGTAAACAACCACATCAGTTGCTTAGGTCGAAAGCTAAATAAAAAACACCCTTTATGGGGTGCTAATTTGCTTTTTTTAACTCTTTAATAAGATCATCATGCTTTAAAGATAATTGAATATATAAGTCCCCATAAGCTTGATCTATGTGGTAATGTATCCTCCTATCCGCTTTCCATAAGATCCCCATTAATTCATTAAATCGTGCCTCATCTTCATCATCCAACTCTTCTAAAAAACCGTATTGCTCTTCGTAATCCCATTCAGGATAATGTTTCTTAATCATTAACTCTTGGAATTCCATTATTTGATCCTTAGCATCGAAGAAATCTTCCAATTCTATTCTAGTTATTTTTTCATGGGTGTCTAAAAACATCTTGTATGTCTCAGTATCGACAAAAGTTAAGTTCCGCCGAAGCTCTTCTAAATAAGTTACTGTTAATAATTCAAAGGTATTTGTGTAATAAACCCTTAAATCTTCATCAACTTCTATGAAAAAATATTTCATATCATATGGGTCTCTGGATATATAGGTCGGCATTTCTATTTGATCTAAGCGCTCCAAAAAGTTTTTACTTTCCTCTACTCTGTAAATCTGAACCGGCAAATCTTCCTCTTCTTTGCTCTTTTTATTAGCTCTTATGGTTAAATAGACACCACCAAGAGTTAGAATCCCTCCTAAAATTGCTCCTGCAAACCCTATTAGACCACCTAATATTTCCGTGTCATTTAAACCAGTTATTTTTAAAGAAAACATGGTCCCCATTACAATGAATATGATTTCAATAAAAATGAATCCAAATAATAGCGCCCAAGCATAATATTTCTTCATATGAATCACCCCTCCATATCCATTTTACCGGATTTCAGGAAGAATTTGTTAACTAAAAAACACCCATAAGGGTGCTTATATTGTGTATTGCTTATGATATTTTCTGTATTTTTCTTCAAGAGTGTCATTACTTCGTTTTAACAATCCCAGTATACTTCTGATGTCTTCAACAGCTGCAGTAAGCTCTGAATCAGATATATCTTTCCTGTGTGTATAGAGAAATAATTTTGAATTCAAAAATTTTAGATACACATTAAACAATTTTGCGTCTTTATATTCGAGCGCCCTCGATATTTCGAAACTTTGTTTATTAATTTCTTCCAAAAACTCTCTTGCTGTTTCTTCTAAGGCCTCATTCGCAATTACTTTATCCTTTTGAGCTTGTTGAGAATATTGATAAACGAATAACCTATTTAAATATTTATTATACTTTGGCATTATACCGGATAAAACATTTAATCTCTCTTGAGCATTGAGAAGGAAGTTTTCCACTTTCCTATGATGTAATTGCATACTAACACCAAAATAAGTTATTGCTCCACCAATTAAAGCACCTACAAATCCAATAATACCACCTAAAATGGCATCACTTAGTACATCAACAACTTTATTAATCGCGACAATCGCGATTATGTCGATTACTATAATCCCTAATAAAACCAATCCTAAAGCTGAAATTTTAAATATCTCTTTATAATTCATATCCTACCTCCCAAATCTATTTTACAAGATTCCAGGAAAGTTTTGTTAACTAAAAAAGCCCCACTATGGAGGCTTTAATTATTTTCCCCACTGCTTCGCGCAATGATCCTTATTTTCGGCTTCTTGTCGCCGATATCCTTGCTATTTACTTGTGTATTCAGCACCACGTGATCTCTCCCTTTTGAAATCACCTGCGCTGATAGAGTGAGCTTCATAGATTCACCGCCTCCCTATAAGGTTAACAGCGAATCTAGAGCATGAATGGTAGAAAGATGTACCAATTCTATCTCGAATGAGAGTGGGTTTGGAGGAACGAAGTTCCTTGGCAAACCACTTTATTCAGCTTATCATCTAACCCCTTCACCCTTAGGTGGGTTCGTATGACAATCGTATGACAAAGAAATTTTAAATTATTTTTTCTTTTATTTTTTCCTTGGCACGATTAATGTATTTTTGCACTGTCGGCTTGCTGATATGGAGCTCTCTCGCAATCTCTGACATTGACCATCCTTGCGCTTTATGCAAAAGGAAACATTCTCTTTCCCTGTGAGACAGTAAGATTAAAACATCGCGTATGGCGTGCTTCTCGTCCTCTGTCAGCTCCCTTTGCTGTGGTTCGATATCCAAGGAAGGCATCAAGTCCATATTCACCAGAGAACGCCTCTGATAAGCTGATTTTCGTTCTATACCCCTTGCTCCTGGATGATGCCCACATTTCATCCATTCCATAGCTTCCGACATCTCGCCAATCATGCTATTAATCTGTGACTTATCTTTTTGATCATGAATATTCTCGGGATCCAGAGCGTTCTTCATCTGACTCAAACCTTGACGACCCTTCTCATACTCAATAATCATTCTGTCCGCCCAGTTATCGTGTACAGCAAGCTCCCTATTTGCCGTCAGCATAATACATTTCCTCCTCGTCTTCGAAGTAAGAGAAAGTGCCGCCAGATACTTGTTCCAGCTTTTTTAGCTGCTTTCTTTGAATCCGCTTGTTCTTCGTCCTGTTTAAGATATAAAAGGGCTTGGCAACCTTCAAAGACAACTCAATCAGATCTTTTGAGCTCATTTCCACCCTGCACCTACTTCCCACAAAGACTGTGCATATCTGCTGCGCTGAATTGGCTGTTGTGCTGGTTTGTCGCGGTCTTTACGATAAGGACTCTTCCTCATCAAAATCCTGTATGTCATTTTCATATCCATTGCTCCCTTTTTGGATAAATAAAAAAGGACACAAACCGAATCCTCCCTTTAGGATTTGGTTCATGTCCTGCGTTTTTCGCTCAGACTTATTTTATTTGAATCGTTGACGAATTGACTTCACTACGTCAATCACTTGTCCATCCTGATAACAGAAGTTGTAATTCCCGAATCCTTTCTCGGGTGGATCAATAACTTCAATCCTGCCTTTTACAACCGTGTAAATCATGCCGTCTACAAGTGGTACTTCCGCAATCATTCGCTGCTTGTCAATCGCTACGTTCTGCGTCATATCAACGTTTCTAGCTGTTTCCATTATACCACTTCTCCCTTTGTATGGCACGTAATATATGGCAAATTTGGTCTATTTTTCAAACTTTAATTTAAGTCGCTCGTAAGCTTCTCTTTCTCGTTTTTCTTTTAGTTCTTCCAATTTTTTATTTTCCTGCTCACGTCGCTCTTTCTCTTTCTGTTTGTACGCCTCGATATCGAAAATTCCTTTCTTTCCCAGTTCTTCTCTTACGTAATTATGATTCTCGATATATTCAATAGCTCTGTAAGGTTGGTATATCCTTATTCGCGAACGGAACATGTCCTCTTCCTCGAAATCGTATTCGGGTTCAAAAACAATTACTTCGTTGTCTGTGGTTGCTAGAGTTACAGCTGTAGCAAACTGAGCAATATGCGCAAAGGCTACTGTCTTTCCAACTAGTTGTTCACCATTAGTTAGTATCCTCATCAGGTGCATCCCTCGCATTCAACGTTCTTATTTCGAACCCATGGCCCAACATATGTGACTACCAAAGAACTTTCGTCAATCTCGTCCACTTCCACCATTTCACGATCAGCGATGTGCGCCAGCGCTCCCTTTTTAGCACCCTCAATCGTGTTTGCCGGCATGTTTTGTGTGCCTTTCTCACCGTTTGTCAGTTTGTAATCAAGCTTGTATTTGTTCATTTGTCTTCCTCCTTCGGTTCTGGAAAGAAGCCACTAAGTTTTGAATGTTCATCGCAAGCATTTACTTCAATAAACTCTTTATCCCTGGTCCACACATGACCTTTAGTCGTAGCTATTTCTTTACAAGTGTTATAATCACACCGTTTTTCTTGGCTCATCTTACTTCCTCCCCTTCTGGCCTGCTGGCTTCTTCACGAATTCCACTCCATCAATCAGTACAACTGTCGGTTCACCCTTCTTTGTTTTCAATATTTCAATAAATGCAGCTACACGGGTGTTTTTGCTTAGCATAAGAGGATCATTTGATCTGTCCATCTATACCGCCCCTTTCTTCTGCCGTTTCGTTTTTGCCTTCCTTTCCAACTTCTTGAGCTCGTCCAACTCAATCCAGCCGCCAAGTTCATGCTTGTAAGTCATTAGTGATAGCTTCAAATCCGGGTACCGCTTGTAGAATAGTTTCTTTTTGATCTTAAAAGCCTCTGTCTCCACACCTTTTACATCGACTACCTCCTGGCTGCCATCATTGTGCGTAATCAGGAAGTCTGCCACATACTCCATCTTCTGAATTGACTTGCCCTGGTGCTTGAATGCTTCTTGTAGTAAGTATCTTGGTTGTAGTTCGTATGCTTGAATGTCTCCGGCTTTTAACCGTAGTTTCGTATATTGATAGAAATGTGCTTCGGCTTTGGAATCAAATGTGTGGCCATCAAGAGTTACCTTCTTGGCACCGTACTTGCTTCTAGGCATTTATCTCAGCCCTATCAATAAATCCTATCTGTTCTGCAAAGCCAATGATTTCCTGCATCTCCTCTTGCGAATAGCCCCATCCTTCACCCAACAGACCGCTATAACCATGATTGCCGTTCGTAGCTTTAACTGTAAGGATGTACTCTCTCATATCATGCACCAGCGACCAAAGCGTTCCACCTTCTGAAAAACCAGTGTCATTGCTTATGTTAGATTCATAGGGATTGACTAGGAATCCTAATTTATCGATGAACCATAATCGCTTGTTTCTGCCTCTTATCACGAAGATTGACATTGCATTTTCGTCCTTATTGTAAAAGTAATGTCTACCCAGCCTGCCAATCATATTCAAAAGTTCATTAGCTAATTTAACTCGATCAGCTTTATTCTTAGTCTTCAACCTGCTTCCCCCTCTCGCACATCACCTTGATATGCAAATCCTCCAGCTGCACCAGTCCCGCCTGCTCGATCGGCACTCCTTTGTATTCAATCACACCAAATCGTTTCAGCTTATCTATCAGGTACCAGCGTCGGTCTATGACTGCTTGCCGTTGCCTTCCGGCGTATTCTTTAAGTAATGGCATGTAATCACCTCAATATCCCGACTGTTGCCGTTGATGATTGATCATGTTCTTTTCGTAGTAGGCTTGTTCGATTTGTTCCCAAGTGAAGCCTAGATGTTTTTCTCCTAATCCAATAAAGGTATTAAATAGCTCTTCATAGTCTGTTCTTATATGTCCTCGAAAAATATCTGTTCCCAAGTCCGTTAGAATCATTGTTATATCATCGTATAGCTTGATAAATGTTTTAACTGTATTTTCTTCTGTATAATTACCATCGATTACTATGTCCCTTGCATTTAACTCCAACCCAATACTCAAAATGAAATGCAGGCAGTCAACGTACTCCTCAAGCAGAGGATTAGTAGAACCCTTTCCATCACAGTGCCAGCAGTCTAATACCTTTTCATTAAGCAAGGATCCGCCATAGATTTTTCCGGAACCCTGGCATCTTTCACACCATTTACTTTGAATCGGATTTTGCTTAAGACTCCAAAACTTAAACCCGCGCCATTCGTTCGCACATTCTCCCAGCTCCACTTGCAGCGCCAGTATCTTCTTGCTGAGTCTATCCTCGCCTTCTTGCACCGGGTGCTTCTCCAAAATATCTGCTTCCAACTTTGCTTGTGTTTCAAACAATGCTTTTAAATTCACATTCTTTTCCCCCTTACCTAAGTGTTCTGTTCTCAATGTCCATGATTGCTTTGAATATCGGGTAGATCTGCTGAGGCACTACCGCGTTTCCGAGTCCCTTAATTCTGTCCACCCGATTGGGAACCCCATTAGCCACTCGACCCACGTCGGGTTCAACTGACCACCATTCCCTGCAGTCATTTGCTTTCTTTCCTTCTCCGTTATGATTCCTTTGTTCTGAAGCTCCATCATCTTCTGAAAAGATCCCGTTCCTCCGCACATTCCCTTGGTTCTTGGTGTCGGCCAGAACTGAACGTACCTCCCCAGCCCTATTGAACCGTCCGATCCGTTCTGATTTATCTTCCGCAGTGTTCCTGTCTTGTTCATCTTGTAGGTATCGTTTTTCCCGATGATCCCGCCTGTCGTCCCGTCCGATGCTGTCGGAGTAGGCAACAACGAATGTCCGCATTCGCTCATGCTTGGCGCCGATGGCTGCAGCCGGTATAACAAACGATTGCCCCTTGTAACCTGCACTCTCCAAGTCAAAAAGCGTTCTGTCGAGCTCCATGTTGACGAAGTTAGCAACGTTTTCACCAACAACCCAACGGGGTCTGATTTCTTTGATAATCCTAAACATCTCTGGCCAGAGGTCACGGTCATCTCCCTTGCCTTTTCGCTTCCCGGCAATACTGTAAGGCTGGCAAGGGAATCCTCCTGTAATAAGCTCAATTGCTCCAACGTCAACTCCCCTTTTTTCCAATGCTTGTTTATTAAGTGTTCTTACATCGTCAAAGATCGGTACATCCGGCCAATGCTTGTTCAAGACCCTTTGAGCAAATGGCTCAATCTCACAAAATGCTTTTGTTTCAATCCCTGCCCATTCAGCTGCTAGGCTGATTCCGCCAATTCCGGCAAATAATTCGATGGAGTTCATCTTCACCACTCCCCTGTCGTAAGCCATAAGATAATAAACAATGCTGCCGGTACTACGATGACAATCACATAATCCATGGTGGTCATTGCACAAATGCTATCGGTCGCGTCAGCCTGCCTTGACGTGCCAAATGAATTATTGCGATGAGTGTTTCCCATGAGTACCGTTTCACGCATTTACTAATTTGGTGCATGTTGTATCCTTCGTTGTGTAGTCTCGCTATTTCATCTAACTTTTCTGTCTCAATAATGAATTCAAGATCCTCAAGCATGTTGGTCCAGTGTCCAGGATCCTTGATCGGCAAAATGTATCTGTCGCTCGCCTTCTCCCTTTTGAAAACCGATGCTTCAGCAGGCATTAGCTTCACGCTTCCTCATAGCAGTCAGCAACCGCTGAATCTGTCGTTCAATCCTGGCATCCAACTCTTCCGGTGTTGCCCTATTGCAACCATTTGGGCAGGGTCTTATTTGCGTTACAGCCCCGGCCAGATTGTGAAATACTCCATTGTGGCAGATGTTGCACATCAGAATGCATCCTCCCTTTTTCTACGATCCTTGCCTTCTAGCCGTATCCCTTTTGCGTTCTGCAGCATCCTTGAAGTAATACGATTGCCGTGCATCCCGTATTTGGTTGCTAGCTCCCGCTCTGTATAGTTAGTTGTACAAATAACGGGCTTATTGAGTCGTAGATCGAACACTTTACACAGAACATCAGACACCCATGTTTCGTAGCCATGATCGTTCATTTTCACGTACTCAGCACCTACGTCATCCATCACCAACAAATCAAGTCCTGATATCATGTCGAATATCTGCGTCTCAGTAAGCTCCGACTTCGGTGAAAATGTACCTCTTACGTACTCCAGTAAATCCGAAGCTTTTATATACAGGACCTTGTAGTTCTGGTGCTTCAGTGCTTTAGCTGCAGCATACGCAAGATGACTTTTGCCAAGGCCGGGGGAACCGCTCAATACAAGCGACGCCCCTTCATCGTTGGCAAACCCTTGAATGAATCGAGCCACTAAATTTCTAGCTTCTCCTTGCGATGCATACTCAGAATCTGGTTTGAATGAATTTACAGTGGCTTCATGGAGATCCCAAGGCACGCGCTCAAACTTTTCGATGAAGTTTCTTTCACGTCTTTCTTGAAGGTCTTCGATGAATGGTAGTCCCTTCTTAAGTTCATTGTCTGAGCAAGTCTTACATGCACCTTGTACACCTGCAGGAGTTTCATAGACTTTGTATTCATTACCGCAGGTTTCGCAGTTACGGCTGCCTGCTGGCTTAATCTTTTGTGCAAAACTGCTACTTTTGAACGCGTCTTTGAATGATTTCATTGTCTACCTCCTCAGAATGCGTCAGACGCAGGATCATATACATGTTGCTGTCTTCTAGGCTTGAACTGTCTTACATTGCTGTTTTTGTTGTGCAAATCATCATCACGATCAACATCTTTCATATTTCGGATACCTTTGGCATACCATTGTTTTAAGATTCCTAAAGCATAGGACAACTTCTTTTCAGCAATACGAGTTCTTTTCATAGCTTCGATACAAAGCTCATCACCGAGATCATCGATAAAGCTGAATAAGGTTTCTTTTTCTTTTAAGGATGCATTGAAAAAGTTTTCGGACAGGTAGGAGGTAGCGTTCTCTACCTTGCTTTCCTGTTCTTTACTTTGCTTTTTATTTGCTTTACTTTCCTTTCCTTTACTTTGTGGGCTTTTCCCGGCGTTATCTCCCGAATTATCCGCTGTGTTTTCTCCCTGGAAAACTCCTGTATCTTTCGTTTTTCTCCACTTATTCCTCATGTTTTCTACTTCTTCATGTCGTTTCCTTATGCCATTGCTGGTGATCCAACCCTTTGATTCAAAAGCTTCTCTATCCAACAACTCAAGATCAAATGAATCGTGCAGCATGTCTGTAAGCTTCTGTTCTGATACCATCAGCTTGTTAGCCAAAGCTTTGAACAATACAGGTTTTGATACATCCAATGCAGCCTGACTTGTCCGGTAAATCCTTTCCAGAAGGATGAAGTAAAATGCATATCCATCGTTCCCATGGACGGATCGCAATGCTTCAAGCTTTTCATCGCTGCTGGCGTCTGTGTCATGTGGAAAGTAATCCATTCCTTCTTTTCTTGGTCTTGCCATACTCCCTTTCACCTCTCCCTTTAGGTGTTATTTCTAGCCGCCGCTCCCGAGGCAGCCATATGCTTTTACTTTGCTTCTTCTAGCAGGTGACTGTGTTCGTGAATATGACTAATATTTAGAAAGGCAAATCATCATCTGAAATATCGATTGGTTCACCTTTGTCTTTAAATGGATCATTATTCTGCTGCTGGTTAGCTTGTCCGCCACCGTTGTAGCTTTGGTTATTGCTTTGAGTGTTGCTGCCGCCTTTTGATTCAAGGAACTGCACACTGTCGGCAACGATTTCAGTCACGTACACTTTCTTGCCTTCCTGATTATCGAAGCTGCGTGTCTGTACACGTCCATCCACTCCGACTAAGCTTCCTTTACTCATGTAGTTAGCCAGGTTCTCTGCCGGCTTTCTCCAAACGACACAGTTGATGAAATCTGCTTCACTTTCTCCTGATTGACTTTTGAATGGTCGGTTCACCGCAAGAGTAAAGTTCGCAACTGCCACGCCATTTGGTGTGTATTTAAGCTCTGGATCGCGGACCAGACGGCCAGCAAGTACGACTCTGTTTAACATTTCATTTCCTCCTATTCGTAGAGCAAGGCTCCCACTTCAATCGTGTCTGCTAGTTTCTTAGTCTGTCGGCAATAGATGCAGTTACCACAGCTGCTCGGTTCTTCTTCACCGGATTTTACTTTCTTGAATCGCCCCATTCGCATTTCCAGGTATTCCTCCTCGAATGTGAACCTTGATTCGTCAAAGTGGATCACTGCCTTATTGCATGGATTCTCTTTTGTAACTGCCACAATATATGGTGTCAGCTCTTTTCCGGTATTAGCCTTAATGACTAAGCGATACAGAGCCATCTGGAGCACATAACCCCATGCTTCGATAAATGACACCCAACCTTCGTATTTGTTGCTCCAGTAGCGTTTATGAAGCTCCTGTGTGGTCTTTATGTCTGAGAAGAATCCTCGGTCTAGATTGATGTTGTCTGCTTTCATTTTCCAAGGGACCCCGAACAGTTCAGCAGTCATAATGACCTCTTTTTCACCTGTCAGAGCGAACATGGACAAGTTGTCGTTCTTCAATGTCTCAATCATTCGGTCAGCTGTTTCGAAGTCGGCGTATTTGCTGCCGTTATTCTTGAATATTGCGTCACTGTTCTGTGTCAAAATGTCATTGAATGCTTCATCACTTTCGAATGCTGCGTGAACGTAGGAGCCAACCAGTAAAGCGTTAGTAGTCGGCTCTTTATATTCACCTTTCAGATCTGCCATTGCTTTGGCTTCGCATTGCTCAAACCTTTTGAATTGGGAAACAGAGAAGTAATCCCGGTTAGCTTCAGTCGAGTGGTAGTTTGCTTGGGTCAAGGTCATTAACGCTGACATCATCTTTCACTTCCTTTGGCTTGTCCTGCTCATTTTGCATGTCGGCGGCCAGTTTACTGGATGGTTTGTCATCCTTTGGTTTATCAGCTGCAGCTTTCTTGCCGAACCAGTCAACTGGCTTGGACATACCGTCTTTCAAAGAGGTGTAAATCTTGCCTAGTCCAGCTAAGTCGCGATCAGTGAAAGCTGAAATGTTGTAGCCGACATATTCTTCTAGTTGCTGCTGTGTGACTCCGTATTCTTCTTTGAATAGTTCCAGCGTTTTCGCAATGCGATCTTTCAACGGTCGGCCATTTCCACCTTCCAATGTCTTGTTGCACTCCTGCACTGCCTTTTCAACGATGTCACCAGGGATGATACCAAGGATGCATGCACGAACCCGACGGGAACCGTTATTCGCAACCAGCTCGTAGATATCGCGTGGATCATCGAGCTTTTTAAGCTTCCCTCCGGCTTTACGCGAGTGCTTAACTGTGAATACTTTCTCTTGGCGAACGTTGGTTTCTAAGTCCCAGGCATAAGCCAGGGCGACAGATTCACCTTCACGCTGCTCTAGCTCTTTCACGCCGAATGAAAGGTTGCCCCAGTTCTGTGCTAGTACCTCAGCCAATCGGATGGAAGGTCCTTCTACCTTCGTCCCACCCCTTGGATAGCTGTAGACTGCAACTTCTGCCAAAGATGCACGTTTGCAGTTGTCCAGGATCCTTTGCTCTGCTTGATAAATATTCCGAGGGAACTGACGAGCCATGAATATCTGCCCCTTTACTTCCTCCATTTCACGGCTGGATGATGCTTGTCCTAAAACAGATGGCTGTTGAGACTGTTCAAATTGCTGTACGAGATTTGCCATTGAATATTTCCTCCATCACTATATTTTTGTGATCCTTAATAACGCTCTTAAGGTCATCTAAATTACCGTTTATCCCTATGCAGTAGACAGTTGTTATGAATGCGTTGTCTCTGGTCATAGTTTTTAAATGTTCTTGGAACAACAAGTTAAAGTCTTCTTGCATACCCTCACTCCCTTGATATTTGCCGGCCAATCAGCTATTCTAAAGGTGCGAATCTTTATAACTGACTGACCGCCACCTTATGGGTGGTTTTTTTATTGGATAAATTCGCAATGGATACATTGGTCATACTGCGGTTCCTTGACTGCTTCACCAGGAATGTAGTCGTAAACCGTTTTGAATTCATGGTCACATGATGCTTGTTTATCTTGCTTTTTCTGTTCCGGAATCGGTGACTTATAGCAATAATCTTCTTCGTGACGTTTAGCTCCCTGCTTAGTTAAAAAACGTTTGCTACAATACTCACATCGATAAATGAACGCTGCCTTTTCTGCTATCACATGAATCCTCCTATTTCGCTGTATAAAATTTGGCGTGATACACTTCACTCAGATACTTCTGTAAGTCATCCTGCAGCACCAAGTCTCCATCAATCTCGACTACATCTTCACCGCGAACTATTTCTTTGCCCCAGTAGTCATATCCGTGAATGTCTGAATGAATCGGGAACGGGTAGCCTGTTCGAAGCGTTTGCGCTATTGCTGGATGTTCCATGCTTGTCCTCCTCTCCTATGTATTGAGCTATCCGATAGCCCTCACTAAGCACAGGATCTATGCTCACTGAGGAAGACCGGATGGTCATTCCTTTGGTTCGTAAATGTTGCCTACAACCTCAATTCTTTCTTGCCAATGTTCCAAGCCAGCATAGCTACTACTGCTGTTTTGTTTGCCTTTAAAACCTGTATCGTGCCATACGACTGTATACGTAATTTTAGGATCGCCCTGATGATAAACGTCGCCTTCGTATATCTCCTTGCCGTTCTTGTCCTTTAGGCCTGTGTATTGCATGTATTCTCCGTTTCGTTCAGCGAATATCTCGTTGATGCTGCCATTAAAAGTCGGCTCAAGCATGCCGATCTTTTCTCCATACCAAGCTCGAAACTTAATCTCTCTCATAACTTCCTCCATCCCGTCACCAGTGACGATTCATATTTTTGTAGTGTTCGAACAATCCTTGTTTCCGAAGATTAGATACCTGCTGCGCCAAGCTTACTCCCGTTCTTCCTAACGCTAGTCCTAGATCATCCATGTGATCGGCATGCCAATACTTACAAATGTATTCCAACTCCTCCACCGTAAAAGGAGTCCGATTGTAGCTGTTGTGGTGATACAATGGATGTCTTTTCATCCTGCCAAATTGGTCATATTCCACTTCGATAATGTCCGTTGCTTCCATAACTACGCCCTCCCTTGGCGAGTAAATTGGCATATGTTATAATCGGTTTGTATTGAGATAACTAAGGACGCTAGTGGTGCCAGCCGCTATGCGTCTTTTCTTATGCCGCAAAAATGATGATGCAAAAGTAGAGAGCTACCAACATTAGAACGAAAGCTATGGGGAAGAATACTTTCGGATTCATATCGCCTCTTTACCTTTGAAACGTCTGTACATTTCATTTACTCGTCCCTGCTCTTCTATCTCCTGGACTAACTCCAAGATTTCATCAGATTGCGTCTTTTCTTCTTGCATCTTCAGCATTTGTTTGGCTGATCGCGTGGCATTCTCTAAGCGTAAAATTAGCCCTTCGTAAAATCCCTTATCTACATCCATTTGAGCTTCAATCAACATATCTTTGATACATACAATCTCTCTTTCAGCAGCTGCTATGTCCGATGGTTTGAATTGTTCAGCTAGAATGCGTTTCATGCAAAACTCATCTCCTTTGTTTTTTCTTGGTACCGAGGCATAGCCACTTGATCGGCCAACGCTTCCATAGTCCACGAATCCGAAACTTCCTTCATATCCAAACCGACTTTTCTTTGACAGGCGTAAAACAGAGTTTTTAGTGCATCATCCAGATCGCTTAATTCCTTGAAATCACCTAAAGGTATTTCTGTTTTTCTTCCTGGTCGCTGTTTTAACATCCATTCCTCTATCCGTTCTATTGCTGGCAGTGCATGTTCTATCTGTCTGCGTAAATTATTTGTCGCCATGGCCGGACGTTGATTAAGTTCTGGATCCACTGGAACAGTCGCCAAAGGGTGCAGATTGAACAGGTAATGAACCAAGTCGATATGTTCATAAGATTCGGTAATTTCGAACCACCTAATTGCTAGAAGGGGGTTTGGCTTGACGTATCCATTTTCGATTTCGCTCACTGCTTTTCGACCCTTTTTCAAAAGTGCTCCCATTTGTTCCTGGCTTAATCCCGCGCATAGGCGTTCCTCCCTCATTTGTAGGTGCAGATTTTCCAAAGAATATGCTTTGTTCGCCACGTGTTCTCGTCCTTTCTTGTCCCTTAATTCGTTGTATTATTGTTTTATAGAAGTAACTGAGTGACATACTCCCAATGTTGCTTATATAAGTTAAATTGCTTCATCTTCAACGATCATGCTTTTGGCTTCCTGCTCCCGAATCCAAGCATCGATTGACTCCCTTGAGAAGATGATGCGACGACGAATCCTTGCGTGTGGAATCTGTTTCTCCCTTACCATCGTGTAGATGGTGTCAGTGCATACGCCAAGGTAATCGGCACAACCTGGTACATCAAATTTTTGTGACATGTTCTCACTCCCTTATGAGAATTTGTTTATCTTACAAGTCGTAATTGTTCATCGTCTCTTTCTATTAAAGGGACGATCCCTTTTTCTTTTTTCAATATTCGGTAAATAAACATGCGACCTTTCTGTGTCCAATAGGTATGTGTTGCACTCTTTTCTGAATCAATAGTGTGTGTTTTAGACTGCGTATATCCTTCTGCTTGGTACTTGTGATATAGCAGCCACACGCCACCTTGTTTATATTGAACTCCCAACTCATATAGCATTTTGTTCAGTGTCTGAGCGCCCATACCGTAATCCTTAGCGATAGTACTTATAGCGAGCAATGATTTGTTCTGCAATACAAGGTCGTAATAAGAAGCTTTTGGTTTAAGTTCTGCGTTTTCTTGTTGAAGTTTCTCGTTTTCCTCTTCTTTTGCAACCAGATGAAGCAATGCTTCCTTAAAGTTGCTTGGAAGTTTAAAGCCTTGTTGCAACTCTTGTTCCATCTGCTGAAACTTTTTAGTGTAAGTAGCTGTGAACAGTACACCTTTTGTTCCTGTCATCTTGTTAGCGACCATGTCACAGCCGATTTTGGTGAGGTAGTACATTTTGTATAGCTTGCCTGTACCGGCTTGATATTGCGATTCTATGAAGAAATCATCAGAATCCAAATCTGGATTTTGATCCATGATGCTTCTGTATTGATTGATATCCCTAATTAGATGACCGTGATTTTTCTCAATCATTGTTGCTACTTCACGACTATCAGCTAGTACTTGTCCATTCTGTGAAACTAGTTTTAATTCAGTCATTTTCTTTCCTCCTAAGGAATTTTCTCCCTATTTGTCGTAAAATGAGACAAAAGGGGGTGATGAAATGAAAATTGATAAAAGTGATTTTGCTCCAATAGAAAAACTCGAGAATGACATGGAAGCGATTCAGTTAGATGCTATGAAACTTGCGGAAACAGCTTTAATGGATACATTGCAAGCAGTATTTGATGTAGCTGACGAGAAGAATCTATCCGATAGAGACTACATCAAGGAAGTAATTTCTGGCGCTGCTGGAGCTGCCCTTCAATCTTCAGCTCTTCATACGGGGCATATGGTTTCAAACTACGTTCCAATAATTGTCGAGTTGGCATACCAAAATTCTTCCCAGCGTATCGCATCGAATTTGAAAGAGTAGTAGCAAGATCAAATTTGGATTCCTCTGTTGCAGCAGAGGTTTCCTTCTCATTATTTATAAACATATTGGTTCTCCTTTCTTCTCCTTCACACACTGCAGAGAACGTCCGGTCTAGGCAATGGCCTGCATGTATTTTGGTGGGGCTCATATCGTCGCTCCCTCTCGCTCTCAGTCGCTCTGTGCAGTGTGCGAAGTATGCTTATTGGTTAGCAGACTTCTTGCGCTTCGTCACGTGTCACTTCGTTACTATTTTGTGTAAAAAAAATAGTCCAATCAAACCCTAATGCTCTTCCGATAGATTGTGCGACAGTAACACTTGGTATACGTTTGCCTCCTTCAATCATAGTGTAATAAGAGCGCTCGATCCCGGACAATTTAGCTACTTTCTCTTGTGTGTAGTCACGTTGTTCTCTAAATTCTTTTAACCATACTCTCATTGGTAATCACCTCCTGTAACGTTTCGTTACATTTATAATAGTATCATTTTGTTACTTTGTCAACATATGAATAGAAAAAAGGTTGCGATTTGTTACTAATATAGATATGTAACTAACTGTTACTGTAAAATGCATGGTAGAAACGGTGGTGAGGATATGCTTGGAGACAGGCTTTATAAGCTGAGAGTGCGTAAAAAGAAAACCCAACAAGAGATAGCTGACGTTTTGAATATAACTAGACCTGCTTATGTAGCCTATGAGAAAAACAGAAGAAAACCAGATTACGATATGTTAATTAAGTTATCGGAGTACTTCGATGTTTCAACGGATTTCTTGCTAAAAGGCGAAGACTTCCATCAACAGGCCAAAGAGATTATAAAAGACGCAGATACAAACATAGCCGCTTCCGATGGAGACATTACAGAAGAAGAAGCAATACGAGCATTGGAATTCATACTTAAGAGAGAAAAGAACCGTAAGCCCGGCGACAAACAATAACTATTAAGGGGAGTCAATTAATGAGTAAGAAATTACTAGCTTTACTGTTTCTAGCATTATTAACCTTTCTTTTAGCAGCATGTGGGTCTGATAAAGAAGCTTCTAGCGATAAAGATACTGAAAACAAAAAGGAAGAAACAGCAGTAGCAGAAGACGCTTCATCTGCTGAGAAACAAGCTGAATATATGGAAGAGCAGGAAAAAGAAAAGACTGCTGAAGGTGAATCATCGGGCGAAGGTTTTAGAGATGAAGGTAAATTCGAAGAAGAAGGTTTTGGCAAAGGTGAAGTTGTAGGTATTGGATACAGTGAAGAAGCTGGTATTGATGGCGTTGAAGACAATCCACTAAAACCATTTGACTTTGGTGGTGTTGAGATGAAGGTTGGCGGTGTCGGTGTAGTCGATGTAGTACCAGATGCAGACGCTAAGGAATACATTTTTGAAGGTGCCGACAAAGCTAAAGTAATTATTGTGGATCTAATTTCTGAAAATAAAACTGACAAGGATGTTAGCTTCTACCCTGACCAAGCTATCGTTACAACTGACACAGGAGAACAATTGGAATCAGAAATATTGCTTTCTGGTGAAGCAGGCGGTGACTTCTATGGCAAGGTTAAAAAAGAAGGTCAGGCTTGGTACATCTTAAAAGACCCAGAAGCTGAAATAAAGAAAATCACTTTAATTGTTACTCCTCCTTACAATATGGAGACATACGAGGATATCGGTGAGGAAAAACGCATTGAATTTGATGTCCTCTCCTGGGAAGAAGCTGAAAAGAAAGATGGAGAAAAATAAAAGCCCTATTCAGGGTTTTTATTTCAACCAAAAACAGAACACATGTTCTAATACGCATTGCTTGGAGGTTTCATCATGGGGAAATTCTATTACACTAGTCATCTAGAAGACTTTGTTGAGGAAGTCTATCAGCAAATTAATATCACAGAAGCTTCACACATCAGCAAGGAATTAATCGCCGGCAGGCTCGGCATATGGTTACATTATTGGGATGGCAAAAGTAAGTATATTAATCGTGAAGATGGGATGATTTCTATTCTAATAGATGAACGCTTGGACAGCACAGCTCAATGGCATGTATTTGGGCATGAGCTTTGTCATGTACTGCGACATTCTGGCAATCAAGTGCTTATGCCAGATAGTTTCAAGGAGTTGCAGGAGACTCAGGCTAATATATTTGCTTACCATTTCTGTGTCCCTACTTTCATGCTTAGAAAAATGTTACTTCCGGATCAATGTCATTATGCCGCTCTAATCATATCGGATAAGTTTAATGTGAGTTATCAATTCGCTGCAGAAAGGTACGAAATGTATATGAGAAAGATAAGGAGTTGTTTATATGGGATCTGTTGAGGACAGAGGAAATGGCAGCTATCGACTTAGCGTAGTCATTGGATATGATAATAAAGGTAAAGCCATCAGAGAAAGAATTACTGTTAAAGCTAAAGGTATTAAGGATGCACGTCTGAAATTAGCTGAATTTGAAATGACCATAAGAGGTGGTACTTACGTTAAACCAGAAAAGATGACATTAAGTCAGTTCTACGACGATTGGCTCCAAAAGTATGCAGAGAAAGAGTTAGGTCACGATACAAGAACAAACTATGTGAACATACTAAACACCCGAATACTACCTGTATATGGACATATGAAGCTATCAGACATCAAAACTATTCATATAGTTAACTTCCTAGATGAGTTAAGTAAGAACGGTAAACGGTTGGACGGTAAGAAAGGTGTGCTATCTGCTTCATCGCTGAATAATATCTACAAAGCGTTTAATAACATCTTAAATCTTGCTACTAAGTGGAAATTGATTAATGAAAACCCAGCATCTGCCGCTAAGCCACCTAAAGTAAGAAGCAAAAAGACAGAAGTATATAATGAAGAAGATGTTAGTGTTCTATTGGCTCACATGACTAACGAACCTTTTAACTGGCAAACATGTATTATGTTTGCTCTTACCTCTGCTGCTCGGCAAGGGGAAATTGCTGCTCTTGAATCAAAGCATCTTAATTTCGAAAAGAACACCGTGCGCATAGAACAATCGGCATATGAGTTAAAAGGCGGCGGTGTTGGAATCAAAGCTACAAAGACAGATCGAGAAAGAACTATATCTGTGCCTAGTGCAATGATGGACATGCTAAAACGATTAGACAATCAACGTAAACGTGAAACAATGAAAGCAGGTTCGCTTAGAGAATGGCCTGATCATCTCTTCTTATTCGCTAACGAATTCGGGCGACCTATACGACCAGATAGTATTGCTCAGTACTGGTTAAGATTGGTCGAGAAATATAATTTAAAGAAAATAAGATTTCATGATCTGAGACATACTTCAGCAACCTTACTAATCAATAAGCAAGTACATGCTAAAATCATCCAAGAAAGATTAGGACACTCTACCATTTCTACAACAATGAATACTTATGGACATGTACTTGAAGAAGCTGATCAAAAAGCTGCCAGCCACTTTGATTCAATGTTTGAAAAGAAGCAGAAAAATGGGGGCGCGTAA